TGCGGTACATTGAGATCAAGACCAGCCCGGCGGGGCAAATCATTAGAGCCTATACCCCGGAGCAGTACAAAAAGGAAATGGCCCGGCGGAAAAATGCCACCGCCCGCGCCCGCAAGCTGACCCGCCTGCAGGAGCGCGTCGGTGCCGTGCTTGCCATGCTGGGGTTCCTTATGCTGCTGGGCGCTGGCGGTATGTGCGAGATCGGGCAGATCATCGGTTATGGATTGGCCGGGCTGTTCCTGTTCGTTTTCGGCGTGTGGCTGGCCCACGGGTTTTACGGGCAGGCCGACAAGGCGGAGTGGCTGCGTGAATCCGTATAAGGACATGACCCTTGCCGCCCGGCGGGCACGGGAAAGCCGCTGGAAAGCAAAGACTTGTTCGCGGGTGGTTCATCCGCGATTTGGTGAAGTGATCGTGCCACACACCTCCAACTATGCCGCCATGCTGAACGCAGCGGAGTATTGGGGCTGTGACTGGTTGGAGATCATCGACGATGTGGAAGTTTGGGCAGTTGGGCCGGACGCTGTGCCGGTGAAAATGCCGCGCCATGAAAGGAACGGAAGATGAACAGCGCACTTTTGAGCAGTAAGAAAATGGACTACTGCACACCGCAGGGCTTTTTCGACACCCTGAACGCGGAGTTTCATTTCACTTTAGACGCGGCGGCCACAGAAAAAAGCGCAAAATGCAAGAACTTCTATACCCCGGAAACCGACGGCCTGACCGCCCCGTGGAATATCGGGGGGGCAGCGTGTTTTGCAACCCGCCGTATGGCCGGGCACTGGGCGCGTGGGTGCGCAAAGCCTATGAGGAGGCGCAGGCTGGAACAACGGTTGTTCTGCTGATACCAGCAAGGACAGACACGGCCTACTTCCACGACTACATATACGGAAAAGCAGAAATCCGCTTTTTGCGCGGACGGCTGCACTTTGAGGACGAGGACGGGAACAGGTTCCCGCCTGCACCGTTTCCGTCGATGGTAGTCGTTTACAACGGAGATCATCAATGCTTGAACTAAACCAGTGCTACAACATGGATTGCATGGAGGGCATGGCACAATTCCCGGACGGGTTCTTTGATCTTGCGGTGGTTGACCCGCCGTATTTCAGCGGGCCGGAACGCCGGGGCTATTACGGCAGCAAGGTTAGTAAGATCGGCGTATACCGCGACTACCCGGTATCGCCTGTGTGGGAGATACCGGGGCGGGCATACTTTGACGAGTTACGCAGGGTAGCCAAGCATTACATTGTATGGGGCTGCAACTATTTCAGCTATGAATTTGCGCCCGGCAGAATCGTGTGGGACAAGTGCAAGAAAGGCACCAGCTTTTCAGACTGTGAGCTGGCCGCAACTGACCTATTCAACACCGTGCGCCTGTTCAGGTTCATGTGGAACGGTATGCTGCAAGGCAAGAGCGTTGCCGAGGGGCATATCATGCAGGGAAACAAAAAGCTGAACGAGCAGAGAATCCATCCGACGCAAAAGCCGGTAGCGCTGTATGACTGGATTTTTCAGAACTACGCCGCGCCGGGGTGCCGGGTGCTGGACACACACTTGGGGAGCGGGAGCAGCAGGATTGCCGCTTACGAGGCCGGGGTGGATTTTATCGGGTTTGAGATCGACCCGATCTATTACGCTGCAGAGGAACAGCGCTTTTTGGACTACACCAGCCAAACAAGCCTGTTCCATCTAACATAAACACAGGAGGTCAAGACAATGGAAAGTACCAGTATTTCGGATGTACGCCGGATGTGCCAGCGCGGCGCGTTCCGGGCGTATGTGCAGGGCGGCAAGGTTTTCTTGGAGGACACCGCCACCGGGCAAGTGGTGCCACTGAACGGCGAGAACAGCCCGGCCAACACAGAGCGCCGAGCCGCACCACACCGAGAGGACAGGCGCGGCAGCCGCGTGGAGCGGATGTTTGGTGCCCGTGACACTTGGAAAAGCGCCGACCCGGACGCAGACCAAGGGCCGTACAGGGGCTTTTTGATTGTGCAGTGCGAGGAGTGCGGCGCGATCAAGGCGTTTTGCGCCAAGCATGAAACATACGGCTACAAGTGCGGCGAGTGCGGCCACGAAACGCCGCTGGAAAAGCTGCGCCCGCTGTTTATGCACTGCAAGTGCGGCAAGAGCTTCAGCTACAAAACCAACCTGACCGCTGACCGGGTGACACATACCTGCCTTGCCTGCAAAGCGCCGGTGGATTTGGAGCTGAACAGCAGAAAAACCGCCTATGTTACCGTGGGCGAAAGGAGATAAAGAAAATGGCAAAGATTCTGTGCAACTACTTTGGCCTTAGCATGGCCGCCGAGGGCAAGAGCGAGTTTGTTGGCAGGCAGGCCGCCGCCTTTTTGGACTATGTGCAGCAGGACGCGGAGCGCTGCGCCGAAAATTGCGGATGTGCCGAGGATTTGAACGACGCGCCGGAGGAGATCAAGCGGGAAATCCTGCGCAACGACGAGGAGCTGCGCCGCAGGGAGCAGACCGCGCCGGGCGTGGAGCATGATGTGGTGGCGATCTACGACAACGCCGGTATTCCCTCCATCATGCACAGGTTCCGCCGCGTGACTAACAAGGAGCTTTTCGGCGGCAGCGACGCGGTACACCCGGCGTTCATCATCGGCGGCGAGGTGTACGACGAAATTTATATTTCCGTCTACGAAAACACCATGATTAACGGCAAGCCGTACAGCCTGCCCTTGCAGGAGCCGGTCACGAATATCACGATGGAGGATTTCGCGCAGGCGTGTTTCTCCAAGGGCGAGGGTTGGCACTGCCTGACGGCGGCGGAGTGGGGCTTGCTGGCTGACACCAGCCTGAAACTGGGCACCCTGCCACACGGAAACACGAATTGTTCCCACTGGCACGGTGACGACAAGGAACAGGGCATTATCATTGAGGACAGCTACAAAACGCTGACCGGCAGCGGCCCGGCTACTTGGACGCACGACCACACGGCCAGCGGTGTACATGATCTTTGCGGCAACATTTGGGAGTTTGCCCGTGGTGTGAGAATCCGCGACGGGGCGCTGTGGGCGGCGGAGAACAACGACGCGGCCCTGCCCGAAACGGATTTGACAGAGTGCGGCGACGGATGGAAACCGATCACGGATGCGGAGGGCCACCCGCTGTATGTTGCGGTGGAAGATAACAAGATCACCTTTAACACCTATCCGAGCATTCACCGTGACTACTGCGGCTGTGTGTGGGGAAATGTGCGGATGAACTGCGACAGTGAGCAGCTGCGGGCGCTGGCCCTGTTTGCCGGGGAGGAAAAGGCCGGGTGCTATGTGGACAGCACCGAGGGCGAATACATACTGTTTCGCGGTGGCGGCTGGAGCAGTGGCGGCGGCGCCGGGGTGTTCAGTTCCGACCTGAGCGACCCGCGCTCTATTGCCCACGGCAGCTTCGGGGGCCGTTCCGCTTATTTCAAGAAGCACTGAAACGCCGGGCACTGAAACACTGACCGCCAAGCGATAGCGCGGCGGAGAAATGAGGGCACTATGGAAGTTTTGAAAGCTATTCTCGCCGCGCTGGTTGGCCTGCTGGTGATTTTTGCCTGCATTGCGTGGGCAATCGCCGCCGTGCTGGGGCCGCTGGCAATTATCAAGCTGTGTGCGCTGTGCCTGCTGGGCTGAAAGGAGCCGGGCTATGAAGTTGAGCAAGTTTGTGAAACGAGCCAAGAGCGAAAGTTACTGCGTGGTAATTCATGCGGACGACAGCGGTATTTGGCTGGGCACCCGTTTGGCGCTGTACAACGCCACGGAGCTGCCATACATGGAGGGCAAGGAACAGGCAGGCGCGGTGCTGGACATTGACAGCAAGGCGTGGGAGAAGATGTTTTTCGACGAAAAATACACCGCACACGCCGGGGCGGACTTTGGCATGAACCTGACAGAAACAGACCCAACGGAGCAGGAGGCGCGGCGGGTGCCGCTGGAAATGTTCTACAAGGGTATGGGGCTGGTTGGCCTTATGTACGGCAATGGTGGGGAGCTGATCTTCTACGACGCGGCGCTGATTGCACCGATTGCCGATGTGGTCAAGACCAGCGACTACATACAGACCGTTGTGCGCAAGACTGCTGGCGGTGCGCCGTATGTGGTTATCAAAGACGGGTTTGAGGTGCTGGCCGGGTTTGCGCCATTGAAGATCATAACCAAGCAGTTCTTGGAGGATTTGAGCGAGTTTGAAAGCGCCTGCGTAAGCCAGTATATGCGGGAGCAGAAACAGGCTTTGGACGCAGCAGACCCGGACAAGCAGGACGAGGGCGCGGAGCAGATCGGGATGGAGGGCTGCCATGCTTGAACTTGTGCCGGTCACATTACGGGAGGCAAACGGGTTTGTGCAGCAGTACCACCGACACCACAAGCAGGTTGCCGGGCATAAATTCAGCATTGGCGTTGCACAGGACGGCAGGCTGGTGGGCGTCGCAATCTGTGGCAGGCCGGTAAGCCGGAGGCTGGACAACGGA